ATGTACAAGAACAACCTAAAAATAAAATATGTTTTCCATCATGATCTTTTTTAAATTCATTACATCTAAATCCAGCAGAATTAAGCTCCTCTTGCTCCACTTCTGGATTTAAGGTTAAAAGCTTTTCAGTCCAGTCCTTTTTATTTGGAGGAATACTAGATATAGGATAGTCGCTGTACAAAGAGTGCTGTAGCGGTCTTGTAGTTAACGCATACGGAAATATTTGTATTGTATTTTTATAATCAATATTTTTGTTAATCAATATAAATACTTTCCTTTTTTTATTCTCTTTTTTATTCTTCTTTTTAAAAAGAATATTTTAATTTTATCAATCATTTATCACCCATATAATAATTGTATCATACGATACTATTCTATTGGCTCTAAGCCTGTTCTTACTCTGTACTCATCAAGTATATTCTTTGTTGCTGTTGCACCAAATCTGGATACCCCAGCATTTGCATATTCTAATAAACTATTTAAAGATCTTATTCCACCTGCTGCTTTTATTTTAACATTTTTAGATAAAGCAGATTTCATTATTTTAATATCTTCTATATTTGCTCCAGTAGGCGCATAGCCAGAAGATGTTTTGACAAAACTTGCGCCTGCATTTTCTGCAATTTTACAGGATAAAATTTTTTCTTCATTAGTAAGATAGCTATTTTCTAAAATTACTTTAACAATCTTTCCTTGTGCTTCTTTAACTACATTAAAAATATCGTTTTCTGCATCTAAATATTGTGCAGACTTGATCATTCCTATATTTATTACCATATCTATTTCTTCTGCACCATCTTTTAATGCATTGTATGTTTCAAAAACCTTTGTTGCTGTTGTATTGCCACCATGAGGAAAACCTACTGCACAACCAATTTTGATATTATTTTTACTTAAAATTTTATTGGCAAAAACAATATCATTTGGTCTACACATAACTAGTGCAACATTATATTTAATTGCTAATAAACATCCATCTTCAATATTTGTTTGTGATAAATTTGGCTGCAACAGAGAATGATCTATTGATTTAGATATTTTATCATAGTGGCTAAATATATTTAAGTATAAATCACTCATAATATTTACTTTTAAGTGTGTATAAAGCTATTTGCAAAAGCCTTTTCTGCAGTTGTCCAAATAGGCATTACGTATCTTTTGCCAGCAGTAACAGTTTCTACACCATGAATATTTTCTTCTGGTTTTGATAAAAACATTGCTATATCACCTTTTTGTGGTTTGTGCCTATATTCGTGTACAGGAAAAACAATGTCTCCTCCAGTAAAATCATTGTTTAAATAAGTTACTATGCTAACATCAAAATGATCTTTGCCATCTTCTAAGTCTGTATGGACACTCATGCTGAAGCCACTAGTATAATATGATAAAAGGTACTCCGCCACATAAAGTTCTGTATATTGAAAAGACTCTTTTGCCTGATTTAAACACTTAATAACAAGATTTTTTATTTTTTCTGATTCTGGATTAAATGCCATTTTTCTTAAAGAGTTTGATGAGCCCCAACCTTGTTCAAGATTTTCTATGTAATCTACTAAAACCTGACACTCTTCATCATTTAAAAAGTTATTAATTACTACTATATCATTATTCTTACTACGTGCTGACATGGATCTCCTCCGTCTTCCCATTCTTGAATTTCTTCTTCACTCATATACTCTGTTCCACCATCATGCGTTACGCAAAATGGATCAGTAACCCATCCTCTTTCAATTCCATTAGAAAGCCAAATGCCAAACTCTTTTTCATCTGAAGATAGGTAATCACTATCTAAATTATCCATACTCATATTCTACACCAAAGAGCCATTATTGTCAATTTTTTTAATTGCAACTGTAAAAAATCCAGGGTTCATAATTTTATTATCTATATCATTTTTAATGATATTAGTAAAATCATTATCTACACTATTCCAATCACCCTGATAAAATGCTGTATAGTCATTACTTACTGAGGCACCAACTATTTTATAGCCTAAATTAGACAATATAGATGAAATTTTTAATAAAGAGTGGCATGTCTCAAAAGGATTATATATTTGATCATAAAAAATAGAGTTTAAAAGTTTTTTATTTTTAGGGTATTTTTTATATTCAAAATTAAAAAATTCTTTTTTAACACCATTTATTGACTTATGTTGTTTTATTTTATTAAAGTATTCTAGCAAATTTTTTCTTCCGTAATGATATAGTCCCATAATTAATATTCCATCATCATTTAAAAAATGTAATATCTTTTTTATTGCTAGCTCACAATTTTTTGTATGATGCAAAACGCCATAAGAAATTATTAAATCAAATTTTAAATTTGTATTAAAATCAAAAATATCTTCAACATAAAATTTTGAATTAATTTTTGTTTTTTTAGCAACTTGATTTGATATCCAAACTGCATTTTCATTTATATCTATGCCAATTCCAGAAGTACCGTAATGAAAATTTAATCCATTTAAAAACCATCCAGAACCAGACCCTACCTCAAGAATTTGTGAAGTTTTATTAATATCAACATATTTCATTATAGGTATTTCTAAACATGGGTTAATATTTTTTAAACTTCTAACTTCTTGTTTTACAGTTTTATATTGATTAAAAGGAATCTTGTTATAAAAATTTTTTATACTATTCATATTTAACCTATTTACTTAAAAAGTCAATAGGATACAAACAGTGTGGACTGTACAAGATAGCAGCATCAAGAGCCTGGGTTAGCCTACGCTTTGGATCTTTATAGTTTTGGGTGGCATGTAAAGAACCCATTGCATAGGCTGCACCAGATCCTATGGCATGATAAGTCGTGTCATAGGAAATCATTGTCATATGTACAGCTTCATGTTCAAACATTCTTCCCTTAACACATATTAATAATGTTAGTTCAGAATCTTTTTCTGCTGGCATACCCCATTTGTCATAAAAAGCTTTAAGAGATTCTAAGAATTTTCCACGCATAAATTTATCAATATTGCCTTCTGGAACTGGTGGCTTAAAATTATTTTGAATTATTTGTCCTTCAAGTGTTCCACAATATCCAAAAATATAATCTCCAGACTTCCATATTTTAGGAAGATCTGATTTCATTTGTTGTGATTCATCACCAATGGCTCTTTCTCCAGCCATATAGGTTTTTCCATCTTTTATTATTGCAGCTATACAAGTCATGCCTACCCCTAGATTTATTGACTTATCTAGTATACCAGGAAGATTTTAATACGTCAAATACAGCATTATTTTACTGTTTGGCCACATGTTGGGCAAGTTTTTGGCTCAGAAACAGCCTCAGCAGGCTTTTCAGCAGCCTTAGTAGCTCCTTTAAACTTTGGTCTACCAAAGCCTACAATTGAAACCTGTACGCCCTTTTTATTCTTTTTATAGGCACGTAGCTGCTTGCAAACCTCTCCACCATTTCTTTGGCTTCCCCCCTTGCGATTTGTTGTATTTCCTTCAATACACCAAACAGTGCCATCTTCATTATCTTTAATAACAATTCCAACATGAGAAATACGATCTACGCCATCTCCTGGAAAATCAAAATAAGCAATATCTCCTGGCTCTGGATCACATATTTGTGCATCATACCAGCGACCAGACTTTTTAAATGCTGCTGCTCCAGATGGTGTATAAACAGTATTTGGAACCTTTATGCCAGCCTGATCAGCACACCACATAACAAATGAACCACACCAAGGTTGAAAATTAGCCTTAGTAAATTTGCCATACTTTGTTTCATTGTCACGAGGACCCTCAATAATACCAATTTCTTCTTTAGCTACTTCAAGAAATTTTTCTACTGTTCCCATTTCTGCCATGATTAATCCTTATCCCAATCTTCATCTACAGGTAGTTCATCTGGCATTTGATCATTTGGTTTGCCAGCAGGAACTTCTTCTGTTACCGTTTCTTCAACGGAATCCTCTACTATAGGAGCAACTGGAACATTACCTTCCATTGCTTCCTTCATCTCTTGTGCACCACTCTTACCAATAAGCAAGCCAGCGAGGGTACCAGTAATAAATGTTGCAACACTACCAAGAACGTTAAAGAACATCTTATCATTCTCTGACTGTGCATTTACTGGCTGTGTTACAAATATAAGAGCATAAAGAATGCCCAATGTTGTTGATAATAAAATTACACCTAGCATAATTCCTAATGCAAATTTTAATCTAGCATCTAGTTCTGCAGATGTGTATCTTTTTTTTGTACTCATTTTAGTCCCCCTCGGAAATTCCATCAATCATATCATTAATGTTATCTACATTAGGATCTTCTTGATTGTTTGAAGTATTGTCAATTGTATCACTATTTGTTTGTTCATCTTTTTCTATTTTTTCACCAGTTTTTGGATCAAAGCCAAGTAGGTCTGAAGTGCAGTATCCATATGCCTCACATAACGGTGGATTACATTCTGCTTTTTCCCAGTTTGCAGGGTCCTGGCATGGATAGCGATAGTGGCCATCGTAGCCACATCCACTTAATATTAATCCCAATAGAACTATTCCAAATATTCTTAACATATTGCCCATTATATCATTATTCTTCTTTGCGAAGGGGTATGGTGGCAAGCCAAACAATTAAGGCTATTATAGTAGCTATGCCAGTAAGCTGCTGAGCTGTTCCTGTCATGGTTAGCCATGCTATAAAAAATCCAAGTATGGTAAAAATCTGAGCAATACTCTCCTTTATTACCTCTAGAATATAGTTAAATATAGCCTTTAGTACTTTCATCCTATCCTCCTATTGATAGATGCAGAAATAAGATTTGACGCAATAATCACAGATACTACAATTTCTTGTACCTTTTCTCTTTGATCATCTGTCATATCTTTACCCCACTCAGATGGACTGAGCAAAACCTCAGTATCTATCTCAGTAAACATAGATGTAAATGTTCCTACTGGATCCTCTAGTAATTTTTCTGTTTGAACTTCGGTAATTGCATCAGCAATTGTGTATGGCATTGGAGAATCAGCATTTTCTTCTGCTCTTTCTGTAAACTCTACTACTGCTTGTGCAACTGCTTCATTTGTTGTTATTAATTGTGCTAATAACTTAGCATCGTTTTCACTAATTATCTTATTTAATTCTTTTAATTCTTCTTCTGCTATTGCTGTGCTACTATTATTAGATGAATTATTATCTTGATTTTGAACAGGATTTTCAGATGGTTCATAATTTTCTTGTTCATCAGTTGAAGATTGATCTGTATCCTCTGAAGGAGATTGAGGCTCTATCACAGGTTCCTCGTTCTCCGATGGCTCTTCTACTATTTCAGAATCTTCAGGATTCGTGGATGGATCTTGTTCATTTTGTTCGTCAGTACCGTCAGGAAATCTTGGATCTTCAGGAGTAATAATTTCTGGCTCAACTATAACGTCTGGATCTTTTTCTGGTTCCTCAGATGGAGTTGTTTCTGGTTCTGGCATAACCTCTGGTTCTACTTCTTCTTCATTATTTATAGAGACTATAAGATTATTTAACTCAGATATTTCATTTGCTAATTGCTGTGCTTCTACAACCTGTGTTTGCTGTTCTTCTGGTGTCAATGGCTCTGATTCTGATACAGGCTCAGGTGCTAGTGTTGGCATAGGCTGTCCAGGATCTATTTGTGTAGCTCCCCACTCTTCAAGTGATACTATTGATCCGTCATGTAGTCTTACGCCAGTTCTAAGATTTTGATACTCTGGTCCTTGATAACTATATGCTACAGAAATTCCACCTTCGCTTGTTATAGCAACAAGAATATTAACAGTGCTAGGCTCAGCACTCCAGTTGCCAAATGGAACCATGTTTAGATTAATTTGAAATCCACCTTCAGAATAATATATATCTAGGCCTTCTGTTTGTCCACCATATCCAGGAAACCAATCCATAGAATAAAGAGATATTGATGGGGTAGATGGATAGTCCCAATATGTTCCGTCAGGCTGGCCAAATGTAATAACAGAATTTGTTGTTGCATAAATATTAGAATATTGAACACCATCAAATGTAATTGTTGTTGCTATTGGTATTTGATAAGATATGTCATCTCCAGAACAGGTATCCATTTCATGTACCGTTGGAATTTCGTCACCTTCATAAGCTGCTGCTATTGCTTGTGACTGAATATTATTTATGCACTCAGCGTATGCATTTTGTGGTAATCCAAATAATCCTGCAAATAAAATTCCCACCACTGCAATTATGCGTAGGAATTTAGTTATATTTGACTCCTTATTTAATTAATTAGATAAATATATTATATCATTAAATAAAAAAAGAGTGGGAATATTTCATCCCACTCTTAATTTTAAGTTATAAATTACTTAAGTAAAGTAACCTTTGCTTTTGGATTTTTTGCATTCCAGTGGCGAGCTAACTTATTAAATGCAGCTTTCATAGCCTTCATTGCAGAATCATTATCTGCCTTTAACTTTGCAAGTTCTGCAGTATGTGCAGCAACAGCATCAGCAAGTGCTTTATCTGCAGCAGCCTTAGCAGTAACTGCATCAGCCTTTAGCTTAGCAATTTCTGCATTAGCTTTAACAAGTTCTGCAGCAGCAGCAAGTGCAGCAGCAGCAGCCTTATCTTGTTCTGCCTTTACAGCAGCAGCAAGTGCAGCAGCAGCAGCAGTTGCATCAGCAGCACGTGCAGCTTTTTCAGCAGCAAGTGCAGTTGCAAGATCAACTACAGAAACAAGAGCAGATGCTGAAATAACAGCAGTAGCAAGTGTTGGAACTGGAGTTGGAGCAGTAATTGAAACTCCAACAGCAGCATTACCTGCAGCAGCAGGAAGTGTTACTGTAGAAGTATACTTATTTACTACTAGAGCATCTTGTGTTGCAGCAGTAACAGTAGCGTTAATTGCTGTAAATGTTGGAGCAGTTGCTACAGGATTACCAAAAATATCTGTAACAAGTGCTGTTGCAGTAACTGTACCGCCAATATTTCCTGAAACAGGAACAGATAGAGATACGTTAAATGCAGGACCAGCTTCTCCTTTTAAATAAATAGTAGTTGCTGCGCCAGTTACTGAGGCAGTAAGCGCAGAAGCAGATGTGCTTGTTGTAAATACATATACAACTGCAGTTGTGCTTGCTGGAGTTACTGTAAGCGATGTTACACCAGATGCTGAAGTTACTGTAGAACCTACAGCAGTTACAATTTTAGCATTTCCAGAAACAGTAAATGTTACTGGTGTTCCAGCAACAACGGTTGCCTCAACAGTAATTGCCTCTCGTCCACCAACGGTAGTTGTATCAGAAACAACATTGTCTGATGGAACATCAATTAGATAAGGCGCTGCTGCTGTACCAGAACCAGAGTTAGCAGTTGTTACTGCCAAAGACACTGTGTTGGCACTTGCAGGTGTTGCAACAATTGAGCCCAAAGTCATGGCTGCAACCAGACCAAGAGCGATCTTCTTAAATGAATTCATTTTTCTCCTTGTGTTATTCATTGTATTTTTATATTAGTTTGTACTGATTTAGGTAATCCTCAACATCGTCAGGGATTTCCTTGTTATCCAATTCTACCATAGCCCTTTGCTTTTCTGCAAGTCGGGAGGCAGATGACCAAGTATGAATCTCAATTTCTAAATTAGAGTCTCTACTTGTATGCGAGATTGCCCCAAATACCGCCCCACAAACGGCATCTGCTAGGTCCTTAGATTTCTTGCGAGGATGGTCAACTCTGTTATTTTTCATAATTTTGAGCTCACTCATTTCTTCAAGAAGCAAAGGAATCATAGGCATTGCAATTCTTTCTTCATATATCATCATTGCTAAATCTTCATAGTGTTTTTTAGCAACTGAAACGGTATCAGTTCTCATTCCTACCGCTTTTAATTCTTGCTGAATATCAAAAGATTGCCAACGATCAAATGTAACCATTCCAACATTAAAACCTTCTCTACGAAGATTCATTATCCATTTTTTTACCTCAGATAAATCAACTGGACCTTCTGTTTTTGGTTCCCACCAAGCAACAGCATCTACTACAACAATTGGTGCAACCTGCTCGTAATCTTTAATTACCTGAATATTAACCCAGCGTTCAACATGTGCTATAGCAACAGCGCATTTATCATGAACCTGAGCAAGATCAGCATGTACATAATATGTTTTATCTGGATCTGGCTTAAAGCCAGGATCAAATCTTCTATGATTATCAACAGGATTTCTTAATGTCATACATCTTTCTAACTTATCTTTTTGCTTAAAGAAAGAATCTGACGAATATGTTGGGGTACATAGAAAACGCATCATTGCATCTCCCATATCAGTTAAAAATGCAATCTTAAAGTCATCAATTTTACGAGTAGGATTTACTTCCCAAGTAGGTCTTTTTAAAGCAAACATTCTTGGGTATTTATAAGTCTTAATATGATCTTCTTCCCAAGTAATTTCAAATTCATTATCTGGACTCTCTGGCAATTCTTCATTAATAATAAATTTATGCCTGCGCTCTATAACTTCTTTATCCATAATTACATCTTCATACCGTTTTGAAATAAAATCTCCATTATAACGAGGGAATGAAAGAAGAACTACTTTACCAAGATCTGGAAAACGAGAATCTACTGTACCACGAAATGCTTTATAAATATTATCAGCAGTCTTACCTTGATCATTTCCAGTTCCTACTTCTGTAGCAAAGCCAGAAATCTCATCAAGTACAGCCATAAACAAGTTAAGACCCTCATGAGACTCTCGCTCAGAGTGACCTGAATAAACAGTTATAGATTTATCAAAATCAATTGAGTTTACTTTTGGATCATTCTTTCCTGCAAACCATGGTGATCTTTCAATCTTGCTTTTAAAACCTTTAAAGAAAACATTTTTAGCTTGTTCAGCGTTAATAGCAACGTTGATAATATCTATTGCATCTCCACTTGGCTTTCCGAAATATCTTGCTGGATCTTTAAGACATAAAAGCTTATAAACAACGTAAGCACAAGCCACAGTAGAAACAAAATCTTTACCGCTACCTTTGCCAAGCTGAAGAATGATTTCGTTCTTAGTATATTTGTCATAATGTCTTGCCCCTTCTTCTACCCCCATTACTTCCTGCAGGTCTTCTTTACGATAGATCTGGCTCATTGCCTCAACTATTTCATATTGTATTTTTGATAGCGGAGGCTGTCCCAAATAATCTGGAGACTCTACAAATGTTTTTACATCAACAGGAATTTCTTCAAAATGATTTTCAGCTAATGCTTCAAAAAAATCATTGAACATTGTGGACAATTGTTATCACTTCGCCTTCTTTTGCAATAGCAGATAATCTTTGCATAATTAAATCACGAACTTCTGGATGCTCAGAAGCAATGTCACGAAGTATGCCAACAAGAACCTCTTGTCTTTTTTCAATCTCAACCATCTCTTCAGCTAACTCTTTATTTTCAAGTAGCCCTGCTTTTTGAAGCATGTCAATTCGTCTAGCCTCAATATCCATAACTAATTTAATTGCAGTTGTCTTTGCAGTTAGATTAGCAGTTGTGTTTGCATCTTCAATAACCTCGTAGGCCTGTGAAATCAACTTTGTATAATGAGTATCAGCACTTACCAGAGCATCTTTAGCACGAGCACGAATAGCATCATTAGCAGAAGCCATAGCCTTCCACTCATTAAGATGAGCCACCACACGAGTGCGGGGCATATTTAAAGTCTTAGATATTCTAGTAGGATCATTACCTTTTAGGTACTCAGAAACAACATTATTAACTTCATCAAGATGACTAATTAACTCAATCTCAGTATTGGACATATTTTCCCTCTAACCTATTAATCTCATCTTTGATATAGAAGATGGCCTTTTGTAAATCTTCAATCTGCTTTTTATCATCTTTTAGACCTGCTCTCCAAAGATACTTAAAGGCATTACCAATATTAAAATTTCTATGGCGAGTAATCTGAATACACTCTACTCCAGAAGGATCTGAAGTGTAGTGGGCAGGGTGATTAACCTGGTCTACTGTAATGTTAAACTTTTCTGACATTTTTATCCTTTTTTATATTTTTATTATATACCATATATACCATATTGTCAAATCATCCATTCTTAAAATGTCTACTTTAAAGACTCTATATACTCTTGAGATTCATTTTCCCACATAACATACTCTCCATTGTTCCAATTAACGTGTCCGACTAAATGTTTCATAAATCCACCGTTATGGAAATCATTCCAATCTTTATGGCAATATACATTTTGCATTTTAAATATTTTACTTAAAATATCAAAGTTATCAAATAAATTTAGTTCAGGCTTTATATATTTTTGATATCCAGTTGCCTGTCTTATTGCATCTGACCAAGCCATAGTTCCAGTAACGTGATGTATAAATAAGTTATTGTCTGGCTCATAGGAAGTCATTTTATTTTTTATATGTTTTATAACTTCTTTCAAAATATAATTATTGGGAGAAGATGCAAAGGCATATTGGGCGAAAGTTTGATTATCGTCATTTAAACAAATAAACATGTCATATTTATTATCTAGCCATTCATTTAAAGGTTTTATACATATTGTATCTAAGTCTACATAGATACCGCCATAAGTATTTATTACTAGATATCTCCAAATATCTCCACGCATAACACCAACTGGAGCATTAATAAAAATACTATGCCATTCTTTTCCGTATTTTTTTAAAACAAATTTTGCTGCCTGATTATCATCCATATATTTATATTCA